TCCTGGGCTCCGATAGCAATCAATTGAACAATACCAGCGGACATGGTATACTACTTTAACGGAAGAAAATTACAGGTTGGGTTTTCTACACACGAAACGAATAACTAAAAAATTATCACCACTTCCATTTGGAACAGTCATAGCGTCTTGACCTCTGATTGTAACTGAGAATCGATCAACTCGACGAATGGGATCAATATATTGTGTGGCGATTGTATAGTTATCTTTAAAAACAATGTCAGCTACACCATCAGTCACTATACTCGCAAACGAACTGCGAAGCATACTCATAGAAGCTTGACCCTCATAAACATTGGAAGCTCTATCACTAAAAATACTATCGAGTTCCTCTATGGATATATAGCAGTGTTCTGTAGCGGTGGTTGTACTAATACGGGCACCTAGAAGGCGAGCCTGAACAACATTTTTCAGGGGCTGCTGAAGAAAGCAAGTAAAAGTATTAGCACTAGCTTGACCAATGGAATCAATGGTTATAGTGTGATACTCATAGTTGAGATCTGGAATAGTCTCTGTAGGGGAAGTAATGAGAGCCATTTATAGTTAGCTTAGATTAAAGATCCACCGATTCCATCCGAAATCTCATACCCAGCATGGTCGGCGACGAGCTCTTGGGCACCACAGAGACCACCTGGGGTCAAGGACTTGGTGTAGGCACTACCCTCCTTGCGACCAGGAGTGCATTCAATCTTGGACTCCAAGTTGAAGATGGACTTCTCACTGACTGGGTTAATCTTGATTGGCCTGGGTTGATACATACTGGTTTCGGTGAAGGTCATAATAACCAGGATGATAACAAATAGTACAGCTATGGATTTGATGGCCGTGAGATCTTGTTTGTTAAGATTGAGCATTTATTATTTACATATATTTTTTTAAAATGCGTTAAAGGTAAATTTTTTAGTTTCTACATAAAGAGTAGATGGACGAAGAAATCGTACTCGACCGCGGAAACACCACTGTTATGAAATTAGACGCAGACGAACAAGCACTCATGGATGAGATTGAGATCTCAGTCCCCCGCCCTAGACCAGTTCCACGTCCCAGTCAGCCAATGCGTCAGGTACCAACCCAACATCACCAAGAGGCTATGGATGCATTTGTGAATCCCAATAAGCAGTCGGCTCCTCAGCAACCAATCCAAGATGAAGAGGTTGATTATGGGGAAGATTTGTATGATGATGTACCCATGGGTCCTGGTGATACTTACCAGGAAGAGCAACCCTCGAAGGGATATACCTCAATAGATGAAGAGAAGTCTGATCTTCTGAATAAGTTGGCCCGTCTAGAGAAGAAGGGTTTCAATGTGAATAAGAGACTCACTGCATATTCCAGTGTTGATGAGTTGAGGTCCGAGGTTAAGAGAATCACATACAGTATTGACGTTGAACAGTCTCTCCGCTTTTCTAAGCGTATGCTTATCGCCTGTGTAACGGGTTTGGAGTTTCTCAATAAGAGGTACAATCCCTTTGAAATTCAGCTCGATGGTTGGTCGGAGTCTGTGATGGAGAATTCTGATGACTACGATGGTGTCTTTGAGGAACTCTATGTGAAATACAGATCGAAGGTCAATGTCGCCCCAGAGATCAAACTGATCATGATGCTCGGTGGATCTGCTATGATGTTCCATCTTACCAATTCTATGTTCAAATCGGTGATGCCCAATATGAATGATGTGATGAAGCAGAACCCCGACCTGGTGAAGAATATGATGTCGGCAGTTCAAAATACAACACGGAGCCCGGATGGACCACCTATGGATGCCCCCGTGGGTGGTACCAGTGGGGACTATGAGATGCAGGGACCGGGTGTAGATATTTCAAGTCTCATGGGTGGTATCATGATGCCCCCACCTCCACCAATGAACACGAACATGGCCACCGAGGTGGCAAATCGTATGAGTGATGATGACGACGACATGTCGGACATTGTATCAGTCTCGGGTGACTCGACCGGTGGTGAGGTGAAGGAAGTTAATGTTGGTGCCTCTAAACCCAAGCGAACCAGGCGAAAGAAGAAGACTGAAATTAATCTCTAATATTATATAAATGATAGCGTATTGTCCGCTGGAGGATTTGGAACCTCCTATCCGACAGCAGAAGCCTGTCGTGAAACCAAATATTGAAGAGGTAAAAGTAGAAATTGGTCATGAAGAAACCGAATTGAATTACGTCATCATGGGATTTATTGCCGGCGTTGTTTTACTCGCCGTCTCCGATACCGTCAGGACGTAAATGTATGAATTGAATCTACCGCGGGGTCTTCCCTCGTAGTACATTTAATATGTGAAAGCGGTTATTTGATCTGTATCCAAAGAATCTGGATCATTACCATGACCACCTGTATTTGTTCTTATAGACTCAAATTTCCCATTTTTGGAAGACATGAGCTCTATAAAGATATCATAGTCGTAATTTTGGGTCGAAGTGTTACCTGTATTTGGTTTGATTATGATACCCTGTTTAGCAGTTGAAACCGTTGCAGACCATGGGTATAAATTTGTACCACCAAAGAGATTGTTAGTACCAACTGCTATATCTACAGTAGAAACAGATTGATCCTGCGTTCCACCTTGTATTTCTAAAAGGAGGGTACTCGTTCGCGACACATCACCAGTTTCTCGTAGAACAGCTACAATTTTAGCATAGAATGATCCTTCGCTAAAGTATAACTGAACATCTTGACTTTGAGCTGAAGATCTTGTAAATGCGTGTGCATACCTCTTACATGCAACCTGATTGGAATTTGTTATTATACCACCACCAACTTGGAGTGCTGTATTCGCAGTATTACCACCCAAATCGATAGCGACTGCGTTACCAAGATCGATATTTCCACCGACTGTGATATCGTTTTCTATAGTGAGATTGCTATTGATAAACATTTCCGTGGATGTTGGATTTATATACACATTTCCTGTAGTGTCAGAGAGAATATTTGATGTACCACCAGTTGTCTTAAATTCTATCACCGCATTGCTTGATGTTTGTTCGATAAGGAAGGTTCCATTATAAAGATGGGTCTTCTGAAGTGGGTTTGTAGTGCCTATACCTACATTGCTTGTATGTGTAATACGAATTGCATCGGCATCTGTACCGTCACGTACTGCACCCAAAATTAGACCTGCAATGTCATTGGTTGTATCATGATATCCCCTCACGTAACCACCGTCTGCATCACTGAGGTACAGAAGCATCCCAGTTTTTGTCGTGCCACTAGCAGCGGCGTTACTCGTCAGTTTCAAAACATCTGAATCAGAAGTACTTGAGTTATGAATCTGAACATTCGACCCGGTAATCGTGTCTGTACCGATACCCAAGTGACCCTGTTGGTTAAAACGAGCAAACTCAAATTCACTTCCTGCTGATATTTCATGAACAAAAGTCATTGCACGTGCAGTACCCGAATCAGCAACATTTCTGTAAATATTCACCGAATCACCTGATACGGGGTTTGTCGTTTCAAACTCGATACCAGTGAGTTTAAATTGACCACCCGCAGTAAATTCAACATTACCGGCGACGACGAGTTTGTTCGCAGAGTCACTAGGCGCTGTATTCACTTTACCATTAATGATAACAGCACCGTCAGCGGTGATACGTAAAGGAATATCAACAGCTGTATCAAGTTCGGTCAATGGCAAACCAGAAGTTAAATCAAATTCAGCATCATCATATGTTTGAAATATGTGTTCTGCGGCGAGGTGACGTATCCTCGTGGTACCTTCCAAACCAGAACCCTTATTGCCCTTGTAAATGACGAGCTCATTCTTAGCTTGATTTTGACCGTACCTCCTCTCTATGAAGGCGGTGTTCCCAAATTCACTCCCTGGCAGACCACCAAATGTTAGCATGTTCCCGATCACGACGTTACCCTTGACTTCCAATTCACCCCTTGTAGCATCTGTACCGATACCGACGTTACTCGTAGATCCATCGATGTATATAGAAGTTGAAGAAGCTTCTTCAACTACTGTCGCATTACTGGTAATTCTAAAATCACCTTGTGCCCCCGTGATACCCACGGACCAACCCGCATTTCCATTTACGTAACTACTAAAGGCATTTCCTTCCGCTAGATCAGTCTTTGCGGAAATTATGGCGTCACCATTATCGTGGTTATGCACTAATAGACCCGTGTCACCCACACCCGAACACTTGACTTCTAAGAAAGCTTCTGGCACTGGATGGCCAATACCAACTTTACCGTCACTGCGTATGGTCATAATATTGGTATCAACTGCATAATCATCGTCAGCCAGGTTTATATCGAGGCGTGTTTTGGATTTACTATCCGTCATGTCCCACTTACCCAACTTGAAAGAAGCTCTGGCGCCATATTTAGAACCTGTACCTTCCCTTGTGAGTTGGAATACATTGGAAGTACTATTGATCACAGTTATTTCTGAAGTGTTATTCACGACGAGGGGTGTGCTGAGATGATTGTAGCTGTTACGACGTGTAACTTGTTGATTAATGAAAGCAGATCCTCCAGAGGTCTGGAAAAGGCTTTGGGGCTGTGTTGACCCAATACCCACATTACTAGATTCCAAGATTGTCATCTTCGCCGCACCCATGGTGGATGTGGTACTCGCAAAGAAGTTGAGACCCTTCCCAGTATTCACAATATTTTCAATCTTGTTTTCACCTGTATTTGGTAATGCATACATTCGCATCCCCTTGGAACCCCATGTATTACCATAAACAACCGCGTTGCTTCCAGTGACTTGGACATTTCCACTCACTGTGAGAGCCTCTGTGGGAATTGTATTGGCGATAGCAATATAACCTTCGGGGCTTACACGCATTCTTTCGGTGTTTTTGGTTTTGAATATGATGTTTTGATGTGAATTCGATGTACTGGCACCATATACCTCGATACTAGTTACATTAGAGGTGGTTGGACCAGATCTGAGGATGAGTGCATTTGAAGTGCTATCAGGACCGGTTTGATCTGCATGTACGAGAATATTTGAACTCGAAGTTACCACCTGTGTTTCAAGGTTTGTAGTGACGGTATTACCAGAAATTGTTAGGGTATTGGCAGCTGTCAAATTTACAAATACTTTTGTGCCTACAGACAATGCATCTGTCGGTGAGGTATTAGATACACCAGAGGCAGAAGCTCCTGTTGTGCGAAATGAAATCATTTGAACGTTAGCAGCCATAACAATTGGTGGCTCGGAGGTGGCATCGATTTGTAAAAGATCGTTCGTACTAGTTATACCACCGTCACCTAAACTTAATTGTTCTATGAAGACATTTCCAGTGGCATGCATCACATTCGATCCCGTCTCTTCGAAGAAGACATTAGAACCAATACAAAGTGTGTGTGTGGGTGCAATATTTGCGACACCCACATTACTATCAGTGTAAAATTTACCAAATACATGAACATTCACCGTATTCGAATCTAAAGCGATAGTTTGTTGCCCAGGACCACCGAATGTATAGGCACTATCCATTGTTTTCGAAAACATGAATTCATTGTTTGACGTATTGTATCCAAACACTAAATTTGCTTCGGCACCGGGATGATCTGTCATAAGAAGAGCATTATCATATGCACCACCTGGATATCCATCGGCCATTTGAATACATGCATTGGATACGATTAGGTTTTGAGCAGTCAAGTATGTCAGATCATCTGTAATACTTACATTACCGGCGACCACAATGTTACCTGTTACATTAAGATGACCATTGGTAATCACAACGTTACCATTTTCAAATAAAGCCGCGTCTTTACCCGGTGATGCTGTAAGTGGTCCTGCTATGATCTTCGTTGAATATGTATTTCCAGTGATTTGTAGGACATTGGAGGCAATACTATCAACAAGAAATGCATTATTCACGGTTCTGAAGATATTTGTAGAGAGGATATTTGTGGAAACTACGTTGCCGAGGACTGTGACAAGATTTGGTGACTCACGATTAATGAGAAAACGGTCCGTACCAACTTGGAAATCATTTACAGGGTTTGTGGTGCCGATACCAATTTGGGTGGCTGTCAAACGATTAACATTTGTAAATCCGGTTAGTTCAAAGTCACCCGAAGCACTCAGTTCATTTGTAAGGACAAGATTTGCTACTGTAATTTTGTCTGCTGTGATTTCACCAGCCTCGATACTCGCGACACCTGCGATAATATCTTGCTCCCTGGGTTCAGCATCTAAACTACTTACGAAAATCTGACCTGCGGCGACAAGTATTCCTTCCGCTTGTGTAGCCATTATATTAGTTACCGAATAAAATTCCAGCTAAACCGTCTTTGATCCTGAGCACATTATAATTAACTGCATACACATACATGTAGGATCGACCAACCGCTTCAACACCCCTCAATACAAGCTTTGCATTGTCGAGACGACTAAAGTTACACGATCCTGATGGGTTGTAGTCCGATGCATTCATACAAAAGTGGTAAGCGAAGTATCGGGTATAGTTTGGTGAATGACTGATAGTATTAAAGGAAGTCTTACCATAGGATGATTTGTAATAATTTTGTGCGGTATGGAAATATACTGGACTCATATTTTCTAATAATGGTGTGCCATTGATGTATAGATCTACGTTAGTAAAACTAAAACGATCCAGTGCTGGATTAACTTGGGAAGCACCAAATCCAAAAAAAAGTGATTTTACTGGGTGATTAAAGGGTGAAAGGTCGAGAGTGTTATAACCACCGGATTCAGATTGATTGTCTGTAATACTATTTAATGGAAATTCCACCCTCTGTGTTTGTGTGATGACGAAATCTAACGATCGTTTTACGAGTGATTCTCTTTCTTCTGTGTCGAGATATACATAGTTTCCGTACATATGGGCTTTCTTTTCATTCGCCAGGATTCCTGCGATATTGGTTTCATCAAAATTAATCCGTATTTCTACTTGATGATTTTGGAGTGCCACTAAGGGTAAAAATGCTTTGTGGTCACAAAAGAAAAAATGGAGAGGAACAAAAAATTTATTAGACAACGAAGCCTTGTTATTAAGTTCTTGAGACTTGTTGTACGTATCTGCAAGATAGTTTGGCCAAATTTCGCTATAGTAGTCAAAATGCTGGGAATCTATTTTTTGACCACCTATGAAGAGGTCTAGGGTGGATTTGTAAAAGAGATTCGATGCGATGTTGGCATTACTATTAGTGTCCGTTTCGAACCAAAGTCCGTTAATGATATCACCCAAAACAGGGATGATTATCGAATTGTCACTATCCGAAATAGTTTTAATAAACTTGGGAGATTGAGAAAAATTCGTATGCCGCGTGAATTTTGTACGAAAAAATGACATCCCCTCATCACTTGTAAGGTACATGTCTTGAACTCCTTTGGAGACGAGTTGTATCAATGCACCGGACATTTAATAAGTGTTCAGATTATAAAAACAGACACTTTCCCTGAGGGAAGTCACTCTTCTTTTCTTCGGTGTCTTTCCCATGAATTTTGAAACCACCTTGGCGATAAACCTTCATTCTTTTATAGTACATCGCTGTGAAGATAGACCACGGGTCATGTACATCATATATATGAGGGTTGTTCTTCTTACCCTTGGTCTCTCTCATTATACGTCCAATACTTTGGGTTATGTCAGATTTAGGAGAAGCCAAGATGACTGTGTCTAGGGTTGGAATGTCCAGGCCCTCGTGCGCTTGACTGAATGTCGCGAAGATGATCTTCTTTTTGGAGGACTCTTGGAGGTCCTTCTCTTTCATTCCACCCATGTAGAGACCAGAACTTTTCGGGAAACATTGGTGAAGAAATTCACAGTGAAATCTTCGGTCACTTAAAACGAGGAGCTGCCTCGTCCCAGCCGAAGCTTTCTTAACGAGCTCAACCAACATCTTGTTTCTCTGGCGATCTTCAACCAACTCTGTGATCATGTTGGGCATTGATATTTTACCGTTCCTCATGGAGGGTGGTGGATTACGGTAATTGAAGCATTCATAGGTCACCGGGAACACCTCAACCTGTTCCTGATTCTTCCTCTCCACAGCGAAAAACGTGGGTCCCATGAACCAATGAAGCACTTTGGTGAGACCATCCTTTCTCTCTGGTGTTGCGGAGAGACCAAAGATGTGCTTGGGACACATTTTGAAGAGGGACTGACTAAAAACTTTGGCGCATATATGATGTGCTTCATCTACAATGAGGGTCCCCACACTTTCAAAGTCTGAAAAGCTATATTCCTTTAGGGAGAGGGACTGGAGCATTGCGATGACAAAATCACAATTGACCTCCTTCTTATCCTGTTGAACTATTCCTATAGTCGCACCCGGGCAGAACTGATGGATTCTCTCTCTCCACTGATCCGCTAGGAACTGTTTATGCACGACAATCATAGTCCTGTAGCCCAATTTACAAGCTATGGCCAGGGATACGGTGGTCTTCCCAAAACCACATGGAAGTGAGAGAACGCCATGACCCGCCTTAAGAGCTGCAGCAAGTGCTTCATTTTGGTGTGTTGTGTCACGAAGGGTTCCAGCAAATCTGGTTTTGATCCTGGTTGGTTCAGGCCTTTTGTCCTCCTTGGGCTCCCCAAGTTTGGAGACGCCATAGAAGCGCGGGACACATACACCATTTTTAGTCGTTTTAAAAACTTTAAAAGGTGGTGGCGGAAATCCATAATCTCCGTTAACTATAGGTCTTACAGTGAGTTCTTTTTTAATGTCCTGTAAGGGACCCCCATTTACGAGGTATCCAGTTCTAGTGAGAACTGTCATGATCTACTTATTTAAAGATATGAAACTTTAAATGAGTAAATGCCTGCTGTTGATATAGAGAAAAACATTACCGAAATTCGAGGTAAAATTGATATGCTCACCCAAGAAATATATCGCTTTCAGGGTATGCTTCAAACTTTCGAGGAATTCAAGAAAGTCGGTCTTAAAGTGATCGATATCCCTGATCAGGTAAATGAGGAACTCGAGAGTATCCAAGAAAAACCCGAGTAATTTCCGACGTTCCAATATCCCTTGAAGTCCACTTCAACTTCAATTTCGTCCTCTTTTATAAGAGATTGTAGAGGTCTCCCCTTGACTTCACACATCACTCTCCTATATCTGAATGGAACTTTGACGGTGAGAATATTCCCATCAATGGGGTTATCTATATTTTTATTGGTGAGACCATACCATTTCTGTGCATGTATGCGCTCTATAATTTCAGACACTTTAGCTGGAATTATGAGACGTATATATTTTTTATGATTGAATTCATACATTGGTTCATATACTTTCGCTACAAACTTCATATATTTCTGTTACGATAAAGTAGAATTAAAACTATAAGTGCCACAATGATTAAGGAAATTGTGTGTGTAAGGAGGATAGGTTGGAGAGGCTCCCTTGTACCAAATTCTTGGTGACTCAGGGACCTTGATACCTCAACGGCGGCTTCTATGCTCGAATAGGGTGTCTTCCTCGGTGACATCATACCACACATGGCGACAGTGGGGCATTTCCCAAAAAAGGGGAGCTGTCCATGAAGACTGAGAACCCCGGAGGATTGGGAAAATTGCCATCGCTCACCATCCCAATCTGCACCCCAACCTATTCGAATATCTTTGGGGGTAGGTACATCTAATTCTTCTAAAACGAGGCTTTTTAACTCCTCTGGTGGAGTATTCATAACATTTTCATTGAGATCTGTAATTATACAGGATATGGTTACACCATCTGACAATACAACTGGTTGAAGTCTAAGTTTTGTGGATGTTATGATTTCTACCTCATCCTCAATTTTGACGGGTTCATCAAAGTCTAAAAGAATATTGATACACCCGTAGGTACTTTCTTGGACCTTCTTCACGGCATCGTCGCCCCAGTTGTCACCCAATAATTTTATGGCTGGACTGTTATCGAGACAGAGAAAGAGCATACCGTCATCGATCACGGTCGCGTCCGAAAATGTCGCTTTATACCCATCCTCAAAGTACTCTAATTCTGTTAATTCGTTACCAAATACAAAATTCGCACCGACATCGAGGACTGCCCGTTCCATCGCGTCACACATGACCTTACCTGAGACCCGTTGTGTGTACTGTTTAGATAAGGCGACGTAGTCAAAACTTTTAACAAACTCGTAGGCTGACATGACATCCCATGTAACACCGTCCATCAACAGTGGGAGGTGTTCTAGTAAAGTTTTCCCCTTTTCGGAAAGATCACCAAGGGCATCTTTTAGAGAGACCCCTTTATAATGCTCAGGTTTGGTCAAAACCCTAAAAGATAGTGAAGTCAATGCACCGTAATCTTTGAGACTAAATGACTCGAAGGCAAATTTATATACACCTTTACTAACTGGTTCAAATATATCATCCCATTTGATTCCCATTTCACCAAACAAACTTTTGGTATTAACAAATGCACGATCGAATACGATCCTGTGTGCGTGAAGATCTCTTGTCTCTATTTCGGGTTCCCACCATGACCCACCAGCTGAGAGTTTTCTATCATAAATTGTAACATCGTGATCGCCTGATCTAAGTACCTCCCAAGCTAGAGACATACCCGTAGGTCCAGCACCGATAATATGAATCTTCATTCTACTATTAGGTTATATATAATTTATCTTCATATGAATCCAGTTTTTTTTCGTTCTTCTGGTGTCTTTAGGGCATATAGACTAACGATGAATAGTAACGTTGATAATAACGCATATTCCACATCACGGGTAATTGCGAGGGCAATTATAATCAATGAAAAAAAGCGAAATGAATCATATTGAAAAAGTTTTTCCAATCTTTCGGGAACTTCAATAGCATTATGTGAAAATAAACCCTGGTACATTACGAAAAGTGTAAAAATGATGGGTACTTTGAGAACCTTTTCAATCGGACCACTCAATGGTTTTAAAAAATTCATTTTAATATACCAAGAAATAAAAACTTTATAGAAAGTAGAATGTTATGTGTTTCTCAACATGTACCAATAAAAGTTCCTAGTAGAAGGTTGAAAACATGGAAGTTTGCCGGCAATTTTCTATGGAAAAATGCCACTGTACAAAATAAATCTGAACTTGGTCGATGGACGAAAGAGGAACTCCTCGAACTCGGCCCGACATTTGTAAAGTTAGGTCAGATCGCTTCGACGAGGGGAGACCTATATCCACCGGAATTTACAAAAGAACTGGAATCCCTACAAGATAACGTTCCTCCCGTGGAATTCGATACCAATGTAGATTATGATATTTTTAGAGAATTTGACCCTGTACCATTTAAATCGGCGAGTATCGGCCAGGTCCATATGGCCGTACTCCAAAACGGTCAAAAAGTTGTTGTAAAAATAAAACGCCCAGGAATTCTGGATATCATGAAAGAAGATACCGATAATATACGTGAAATTGTACAATTTCTCGAGTATGTGGGTATAGATACAGGTAATAGTTCGGGGAGAGTTCTGAATGAATC